GGCGGTGCAGTGACCGGTAAAGGCGCTGATCTACTGATTATTGACGATCCACACTCAGAACAAGAAGCTGCTATGGCAGCTAGCAACCCAGAAGTCTACGACAAAGTGTATGAGTGGTACACGTCTGGACCTCGTCAGCGTTTGCAACCCGGTGGAGCGATTGTTATTGTGATGACGCGCTGGGCGCAGCGTGATTTGACGGGTCAGGTGATTAAAGCAGCGGCTCAAAGGGGCGGCGAAGAGTGGGAAGTGATTGAGTTTCCCGCGATTATGCCTTCGGGTAAACCCTTATGGCCTGAGTTTTGGTCATTAGAGGAATTAAGTGCGCTGCAAGAGGAACTTCCTAACTCCAAGTGGCAGGCGCAGTACCAGCAGAACCCGGTGGGCAACGAGTCAGCGATCGTGAAGCGCGACTGGTGGAATTGGTGGGAGACCGACGAGCCGCCAGCGTGCGAATATATTCTGCAGACATGGGATACGGCGTTCGAGAAGAATCAACGGGCCGACTATTCCGCCTGTACGACATGGGGGGTGTTCAATAATGAGGAAGATGGCACGCCCAATCTCATACTATTAAATACATACAAGAAGCGAGTTGAGTGGGTTGAGCTGAAGCGCGACGCTCTTGAGCAGTACCGGCAGTGGGAGCCAGATGGGTTGCTGATTGAGAAAAAAGCAACGGGCGCGCCACTTATTTACGAATTGCGCTCGATGGGGATACCGGTACAGGAATACACTCCGAGTAAGGGGCAAGACAAAATTGCCCGTTTAAACAGTGTTTCAGACATAATTGCATCTGGGAAGGTGTGGGTTCCCCGCACTCGTTGGGCAGAAGAGTTGGTTGATGAAATCGCCGCGTTCCCTTCTGGTGAGCATGACGACTTGGTTGACGCCACCACTTTGGCTCTAATGCGTTTCCGCTCGGGAGGCTTTTTGAGGCTTCCATTAGATGAGCCGGAAGATATTAGGTTATTTAAAAGTAGGCGTGGTGAGCGCTACTACACAGTGTAAGGACACATTATGGCAATGGACAAAGGTTTATACGCGGCTCCCGAAGGCATTACAGATGTAGAAGATTTGGAGCAGCCAGCTATTGAAATTGAAATTGAAGACCCAGAGTCAGTAAGTATTGGCATCGACGGTATCGAAATTGAGCTGGAAAAACGAGAGCCGACGGCAGAAGACTTTGACGCTAACCTTGCCGATTTCATGGAAGACTCAGAGCTTGAAGAGCTGGGTGGTGATTTAGTTGCTGAGTTTGAGAAGGACATTGGCGACCGCAAAGAATGGATTCAGACCTATGTAGAAGGTTTGAAACTATTGGGCTTGAAGTACGAGGACCGTACCGAGCCGTGGGAAGGGGCATGCGGTGTGTTCCACCCAATGCTCACCGAGTCCGTTGTGCGCTTTCAGAGTGAAGGCATTACAGAAACGTTCCCAGCCGCAGGTCCTGTAAAGACACAGATCATTGGTAAAGATACCAAAGACAAACAAGAGGCAGCCGAGCGTGTCAAGGATGACATGAACTACCAGCTCACAGAAGTGATGCAGGAGTATCGCCCTGAGCATGAGAAGATGTTGTGGTCATTGCCACTGGCTGGCTCAGCGTTTAAGAAGGTGTATTACGACCCAAGCAAAGGGCGTCAAGCAGCTATCTTTATTCCCGCCGAGGACATTGTCGTGCCTTATGGTGCGTCTAGTTTAGAGACATCCGAGCGCGTAACACACGTTATGCGTAAAACTAAAAACGAAGTAATTAAGCTGCAGCAAGCGAGCTTTTATTCCGACGTTGATCTTGGTGAGCCAAGCACTGAGCTTGACGACATTGAGAAGCAAAAGGCAGAAGAGCAAGGTCTCTCGGCTACGCAGGATAATCGCTACCGCATACTTGAGATGCACGTAGATTTGGACCTGCCCGGGTTTGAGGACAAAGATAAGAAGGGTAAGCCCACAGGCATTGCACTTCCTTACGTAGTCACTATCGAAAAGGCTACTGGTACTGTACTAGCCATCAGACGTAATTGGTACGAAGACGATGACTTGAAGACCAAGCGTCAGCACTTCGTGCATTACCAATACATTCCCGGGTTTGGGTTCTATGGCTACGGTCTGATTCACTTGATTGGTGGATACGCCAAGTCTGCGACGATGATTATTCGTCAGTTGGTGGACGCTGGCACGTTGGCTAACTTGCCCGGTGGTATGAAATCTCGGGGCTTACGCATCAAGAACGATGACACGCCAATCTCCCCCGGAGAATTTAGAGACGTAGATGTGCCCTCAGGAAGTATCCGTGACAACATCTTACCACTGCCGTACAAAGAACCCAGCCAAGTTTTGTACACGTTGTTCCAAAACATCGTACAAGAAGGCCGAGCTTTTGCATCTAGTGGTGATATGAATGTCTCCGACATGAGCGCTAATGCGCCTGTTGGTACGACTCTGGCAATTCTTGAGCGTATGCTCAAAGTGATGGGCGCGGTTCAAGCGCGTATGCACTACACGATGCGTCAGGAGTTCAAGCTCTTGAAGGCCATCATCGCCGACTACACACCAGAAGAGTATGACTACGAGCCAGAAGATGGAAGCCGACTTGCTCGCCGCTCTGACTATGATTCAGTGGAAGTCATTCCTGTGTCTAACCCCAACGCAAGTACGACTGCGCAGAAGATCGTTCAGTATCAGTCAGTGCTGCAGTTGTCTCAGCAGGCTCCACAGTTGTACAACTTACCGTTGTTACACCGCCAGATGATTGAGGTGTTGGGCATCAAGAACGCTGAGAAACTTGTTCCGATTGAAGACGATGCGGTGCCTACCGACCCGGTCCAAGAGAATCAGAACTTGTTGACCGGCAAGCCTGTGAAGGCGTTCATCGAGCAGAATCACGAGGCCCATATTTCTGTACACATGTCTGCCATGCAGGACCCGAAGGTTATGCAGATCGTTGGTCAGAACCCGATGGCGCAACAGATGCAGTCCGCGATGATGGCTCACATCAATGAGCACGTAGCGTTTGAGTACCGCCGTCAGATTGAAGAGCAGTTGGGTCTGCCCATGCCGACGGAAGAAGAGAACAAGCGTTTGCCAGTAGAGATTGCCTCGCAGATTGCAGAGTTGGCAGCGAAAGCGTCTCAGCGTCTATTGCAGCGTGACCAAGCAGAGGCTGCTCAACAGCAAGCACAGCAGCAGCAACAAGACCCAGTCCTGCAGATGCAGATGCAAGAACTCCAGATCAAGATGAAGAAGATGGAGCTTGAAGAGAAGAAGCTAGCGGCTGACGCAGCAGCTAAAGCTGACCAGCTTGCCATCGAGCGTGAGCGTTTAGCAGTTCAGGAGCGCATTGCTGGTATGCAAGTTGGGGCAAAAATTGAAGGTGAAAAACGCAGTCTGTCAGCTAAGCAGCAGGCAGAAGGCGTACGTATGGGTATTGATATTGCTAAGGCTAAAACTCAGGCTGCTCAGCAAATGCGTAATAGGCAGCAACAACCAGCTAAGAAATAATGGACCCAAAAATAGCAAACTACCTGCTTGCGGAGTTAGACAAGCTCCGCACAGAACAATCAATGTTTTTAACCACCGGTAGGGCAGCGGACTTCGCTGACTATCGGCACCTCTGTGGGGTTATCCGGGGTCTAACCCATGCAGAGTCTATTATCAAAGACCTTGTGCAAAGATTGGAACATGATGACGACTGAGTTTGATACATCGGCGGTTGACTTATCCGGGGTGCTAAACACTTCCCCTGAGCAAAAAGCTAAGCAGCTACCCGACCCCAAAACGTTTCGCCTACTTTGTGTAGTGCCCGAAGCAACAGAAGAATTCGCAGATAGTTCTATTGGTCTGGTTAAAGCCGGTACCACTATGCATTACGAAGAAGTGCTGACCCCAGTGCTATTTGTAATTAAGTTAGGACCTGACGCTTATAAAGACGCTACTCGGTTCCCTAATGGACCGTCCTGCAAGGAAGGTGACTTTGTTATCGTCCGACCCAATTCAGGCACCCGCCTGAAGATTCATGGTCGTGAATTCCGCATCATTAATGATGATTCGGTTGAAGCGGTTGTGGAAGACCCCCGGGGCATTTCCCGTGCTAGCTAAGGAGTAAAACATGGCCCAGTACAAAGTTCAGGAAGATGAATTTAAATTCCCTGATGAAGCATTAGAAGAGGAAACTAGTACAGAAGAATTAGCTTCTGATGAAGTTAATATTGAAATCGAAGACGATACCCCAGAAGAGGATCGAGAGAAAAAAGCCGCCCCTCCTCCAGAAGAAGTAACGGACGATGAATTGGCATCGTACGACGAGAAAGTCCAGAAACGGATTAAGCGGTTTACCCGTGGATATCATGATGAGCGCCGTGCTAAAGAAACAGCTCTACGAGAGCGTCAAGCTGCGGAAGAGTTTGCTCGTAATATCCTAGAGGAAAACAAACGCCTGCAGTATCAATTAGCGCAGGGCAGTGAGATGTATATCGCGCAGGCCAAGCAAGTCGCCGAGAATGAATTAGCCGCCGCAGAGCGTAGTTATAAAGCCGCGTATGACGACGGTGACTCGGAAGCGATGGCGGTGGCACAACGCAAAATAGCGCAGGCAACATTACAACTAGATAGAGCTAGTAGTATGAGGCCTTTACAAGTACAAGAAAAAGATGTACAAATACCTCAACGATCTAATGTTGATACCCGCGCTGAAGAATGGCGAGGTAGGAATGAATGGTTTGGGCCTAATAAGGCTATGACTGCATTCGCATTAGGTTTGCATTCGGAATTAGTAGAAGAACGTGGTATAAATCCCACTTCGGATAAGTATTATCAAGAAATTGATAATACAATGCGTAAAAAATTCCCCGAGTATTTCGGGAGCTATGAGGATGACGGACCTCCTAAAGCGTCTGAACCGGCTTACGAGGGAACTTCCCGCCGTGCAACAAAATACGCTGCTGTTGTAGCTCCGGCTACACGTAGCACCCCGCCTAACCGCATTCGGTTAAAGGCATCTCAGGCGGCGATTGCTCGCAGGCTCGGGGTGTCTTATGAAGAATATGCGCGACAGGTTGCTAAACTTAATAGAGGTGAATAATGGAACAGTCAATTAAACAAACTCGTGCGCCTCGTGAGGCTGATAGCCGTACCGTGTCGTATCGTCCTCAATCTTGGCGTGCTCCTGACGCATTGCCAAATCCAGACCCACGTCCGGGCTGGAAACACCGTTGGGTCCGTTTGAGTACGCTTGGAGAGGCTGATCCGGGAAATATCTCTTCTAAGTTACGCGAAGGATACGAACCCTGCAAAGCAGAAGAATATCCCGAGCTCATGATGCACGCTACCACTGAAGGCCGTTTTCGAGGCGGCATTGAAATGGGCGGACTGTTACTCTGTCGTATCCCTGAAGAGTTTATGGAACAACGCGCAGACTATTACGCGAACCAAAACAAAGCTCAGGTGAACTCGGTAGATAACAATTTTCTACGTGACAGTGATCCGCGAATGCCTCTCTTCTCTGAGAAGCAAACTAAGGTCACATTTGGTTCTGGTTCTTAATTTTAGGAGTCCTTAAATGGCAAACACCGCTTCTCCCTACGGGCTACGTCCCGTCAAGCGTGTTGATGGTATGCCTTATGCTGGCGCAACGGAAGAATTTCTGATTGATCCGGCTGGCGAAGCCACCAACATTTTTAATGGTCAGGTCGTGATTATCGGTTCTGATGGCTATTTGGCTATCTCTACCGCTACCGGCGCAGACATCACTACTAATAACCTCGGCGGCTCTGGCGTCGGTGCTATCGGTGTGTTTGTTGGTTGCCAGTACGTCAACGCACAAGGTCAAGTGATTAACAGCCAATACTACCCCAGCGGTACTACTGGCGTTGTCAAGGCTTATGTCGTGACCGACCCCAACGTTACATTCCAAGCTCAATTGGATGGTTCTGGCGCTCAAACAGTCTTGGGCACCAACACATTCTTTGCCGCTGTGCAGTCTACCTCTACTGGTTCTACCCGTACTGGCAACTCTACTTCAGCTTTGGATGCTACCGTTCAAACGACTGCTGCTGCCTTCCGTATTGTCGGTTTCGCCTCACCCGCAGGCGATGCTTATACAGACGTGTTGGTTAAGTTCAACCCCAGCGCTCATTCATATTTGAATAACGTTGGTCTGTAAGGAGTAAATTAAAATGGCAATTTCACGCAGTCAACTACTTAAAGAGCTGCTCCCCGGCTTGAACGCTTTGTTCGGCATGGAGTATTCAAAGTATGGCGAACAGCACAAAGAGATTTACGAAACTGAATCTTCTGAGCGCTCATTTGAAGAAGAGACCAAGCTGTCAGGCTTCGGCTCTGCACCTGTCAAGGCCGAAGGTTCATCCATCGCTTATGACAACGCGCAGGAAGCATGGTCAACCCGCTATACGCACGAAACTATTGCTTTGGGTTTCTCAATCACTGAAGAAGCGGTTGAAGATAACTTGTACGACAGCTTGTCTGCTCGTTACACCAAAGC